ATTCATCGAAATTTTTCCGATCTCGAATAGGTTGGCATTTGAAGTTTTAGACATACTAAAAGATCATGTCGCCAACTTGCACGTAACAATCAACAAAAAATATGTAGGAAAATTCGTTTTGCAAGGCACTACTTTTAGCGGACATCCGACCAAAACAACGCTAGGCAACACATTGAGAGTGATTTACTACGGATTATATACCGCGGCTAGAGCTGGAATCCTCTACAGCGACTTGCTTTTCTTTGTATCAGGCGACGACGCGTGCATGTGGATTCGCTCCAAAGACGTCGAAACCTGGACTCAATCCTTCTGGCAAGTTTACGACGCACCCAAGACTAATAGAGCTCATGGATTGGGTCAAGCGGCCAAATCGCTCAATTTCGGTCATTGGTGGGACCTCGAATTCATTTCGAAGAGGTCGATTTTGACTAATGGAGAAGTAGTTATAGTTAGGGATATTAGAAAAGCTATAACTGGTTCTAGGTATTATAGTGGAGCTGAAATCACTTACATTAAAGATCCGCGAACTCACGCTTATGCGGTAGCATATACTGAGCTTCACGGTTGCAGGTCCATGCCACTAACTTCACTAATCTATCAAGCCAGACTCGACTATGGAGTACGCAACGAAAAAGTCTTGAGCATGAGAGAAAAGAAATTTATCAACATAGCTATGGTTGATAATCAAATCAACCCTATGGATGAGATGATAGGGTATTCTACACATACAGGCACTCAACCAGAAATACTAGTATCGACTTTGTACAACCTTGCCCATGTCACTGAGCCTGGACAACCTGTTTATGTGCCAAATGGTCTTTTGAATTGTGACATTGGCAATCACATAGATCTCCGCATTCATGCCATAACTGACTCAAATGTAATTGCACACGGAGAAACGACCAACGCGCTGTTCGATTGTTCAATTGACAGTGAAGCCTCAAAAAATGAAGAGAGTTAATAACAGAAACAACCGCCGCGCGCCGAGGGTTATTCGAACCGGCGCCGTAAAAATAAAACCCAGAAAGAAGATCGATCCGACTTTCAAAGCTTATCCTACTAATGACGTTAAATTAATGAGAGTCGACGGACGTATTGGACCGAACGAAAGTAAAGTGTTACGCGATCGACCTGACGCGCAAGAGAAACAATCCCACTTTACCTCTAGCGAAATCGAATACGGACAAAGTTTAATCGATCCTTTCACGAATGTACGAGTTAAGATTCCTAACATCTATCCGATAGAAACATCAACGTACAATTACGAATCTTCAACTACTCTGTCATCAGACACGAACGGCACTCTGCGAGTGCTGTTCAGACCATGGGACTTGGGTAACACAATAGCATCTTACTCCCCCACCATCGCCTCAGACGAAAATTCTTTATTTGGAGGCACCGTCACTATCTCTTTCGCAGAAATTCTATATGGTAAAAGAGAAGTACTTGCGTCGAGACAATTTTTGGACGCTCAAGGTTACAAAGTTTTTAGCGGTGTCGGAATGAGAGTCGCCATGTTTAAGAAGCATGGAGGAGACACATCTGGACCAATCGATACCTTGAGAGTTGTGTCAGCCGGTATAAAATGTGTAAACGTATCGCCCGCCATATACCGCAGTGGTGCTTTAACCAGTGGACACACAATACAATATGTAGCAACGGACAGTATAGACCAATTGAGACAACTTAGCACTTCGCATACCACCAATTGTGACATCGAACATTCGGGCATTTACATTCCTCATGAGCCCAAGTGTTACGATTTCTATACTTCGCTTTGCTATTCTGTGTATAGAGCCAAACTCGACGATTCTACCACGTTTGACTTCGTGGG